CTTACGCACGGCCTCCTCCAGCACCTGGGAGGCACGGGCGAAGGGCCACCCCTTGTCGGCCCCTCCCTTGGCGGCGGCGAACTCCTCGGCCACGGCCTTGCGCGAGCGCTCCCAGTAATCCTCCCGCAGCAGGATGGCCCTGAGGGCGGGGTCTTTCTCTTCTACCGCCTCTGAAGATACCGGAGATAGGCTACATCTACATCTTGGATGAAGCGTGCCCACCATCTCGTCCAGCCGGTAGATCCGGCCATGGCGCGAGGCGCACACCGGACAAGTCCGCTCGTCCTTGGTGGCGATCCACCGGGCATAGCCGAACCCGTTGCGGGCCGCCGCTGCCTTCTGGGCGCCCACATAGGCGTTGGCCAGCTCGCTGCGGGCGATCAGCTCAGCCCGCTGCTCCAGCCCCATGCGGTTGTTCAGCCCCTGCGGGTCGCGGGCCCCCTGCAGGGCGGCCCTGATCTCCCGCTCCAGCACGCGGGGGCCCTTCCCGCGGCCGATGCCATCGGTGACGATGCGGGCGATGTTGTCGCGGAAGCTCTCCAACTCGCCGCGGATGTAGGCGCTGGCGGTGCTGGCGGCGGCCTCCACGGCGGCCCTGCTGGCACCCACGAACACCCCCTGTGCGGTCGCGTCAGGGTCGGCGGTCTGCGCGAGCTGCTGGCCCAGATCACCGCCGAGGGCCACCGCCTCGGCGAAGTCTTCTCGGTAGCGGTTCTGGAGCCACTGCAGCTCCCGATCGGAGGCGAAGGCCTGGGCGAGCTTCAGGAGCTTGCTGAACTTGGCGGAGCCATCGGCGATCGAGTACGACCCCGGCCGGCGCGTCACGCCATCGGCGCTTTGCTGATCGGGAAGCTCGGGATCCACAAACTGCCCATAGAACCGGCGCAGATCCCGCAGGGTGCGGGCCAGAGACCGGCGCAGGGCCGCCTGCGTGTTGCTGACCGAGCGATCGGCCAGGGTGTCCAGGGCGGCGGCGTAGTCGTCTGCGAGCTGGAGCTGTTGGTCGCCGATGGTGACGGGGGGGGGCATGGTCAGGGCTTGCGGCGGGGTTTGCGCACCCTGCGCTCTGAGAGGTATCGGCCAGCCTGCCTTGCGGACTCAAGCGCCTCCCTGGCGCCTTGATTGGCCATTGCGGGCCCATACCTTCTTGTGTTGTTACCCGTAAACTCGCGATTATTCTGTAACGACCTTGCCGCCGCCGTGTCGCGTTGAATCATTTTTTCTATCTGGCTAACGCTAAGCTTCCCCCATTTGCTGTCCGCATTTTGATAGTCTTTCTGGTCCATTTTAGCTTTTGTGCTGCTTTTGGCTCGTACCTTGAACCTTGCAGCCTGCTCTTTTCCTTCAATCTCTGGACTTTTTTGCGCTTCCCTTTTTGTCTTATATGCGCCGGTTCGCTGCTTGCCATCACGAGAGAACCATGCAAACTTGCCATCAGCATTTTTGCCAAGTTTCAGCCCTGCACGAGTTGTTTTTGCGATGGCGCCGGCAGGGCGAGCCGCCGTGACGCGCTTTGGCGCGGCGGGCTTGGACGGCGTGGCCTTGCCCTTCCGCGCCACCCCTCCAATGCGAGCCCCGCGGATCTTTCTGGCGGCGGTGCCAGTTGCGATCTGCAAGGCGTTGGGGTTGTACCTCATCCGCCCCCTGCGGCCCGTGGCCATGCCGACCTTCAAGCGCCTTGCCGATTCGCTCATCGTGCGAGCCATCGCGCCAATTTGACCGGGCGTTAATTTGTCCTTGCGCTTGCCTACATTGCCAATAAGCCGCACCCTGGCTTCTGCGATATTGGTTAGTTGACTTGCCGTGCTTCCCGCAACGACAATACCTTTTTGCCTACGCGCCAGTCGCTCAACTTGCATGGCTCGCCTGGCATCTTTAGGTAGTGTGCGTAACTTTTTGGCGTAGCCCTTTCGATCTGCCGCCTGCTGCACCCGATCCTTCCGTGCCTCTGGTGATTGCATCCACCCGACAGGCTTCTTAGCCGCGGTCGCCCCCGCCTTCCGCCCCGCCGAAGCGGCCCGAACCCGCGCCGCCTTGGTGACCGTTCGCCCAAAAGCCCGGTCGCTACCTTTGGAGCCAGGGCCGGCAACCCTAAGGGGAACACGGGTAGGGCTTGGCACTAACTTACCGCCGCGCCCTATAACCTTTGTCCCAACCGGCCTGCTATTGAACTTGTTGAGCGTCTTGCTCTGGCCAGTCGTATTGCGGATGGCACTTTCCTGCCTGCCTGCCTTAATCCGGCCCGGCGCCGAAGCCTTGGGCGCCTTGCGTGCTGCTATCGCGGCCATCTGCTTGGCCCGGCCCTCGTTGTAGGCCTGCCGCTGGCTCGTAGGGCGATCGATCATGGTGATCTCCCGCTGCTTCCTGGTGCGGCCGATGGTGCCTTTGGGCACACTGGCCATGCGGCCATTGGATAGAACCGCCATGGTCTGCCTGGCCCTGAGGTTCCCCGCCCCGGTGCGCAGCCGTCCCCCGCGGGCTGTGGCGCCATTGCCGCCCACACTGGTGATGCGGCCCGAGTTGTCCCGCGTCAGGCGATTGGTGCCGCGGCTGACCCGCTTGGCTGGTGGCCGCTTCGGGGCACCGCCGCCTGGGGTGCTCGCGAAACGTCCGCGGTTGTCCCGCACGTAGGACGTTCGGCGGGTTCCTCGGGGCATGGCTACGGCAGTCTCTGCAGCAGTTTTCCCGTCAGATCAGGGGCAGCCCCTGCGCATCCACGCCGCCTCCAGCCAGGTCGTTCACCCCCGGCGCCGGCGGGTTCATCAGCTCCTGCTGCCGGGCATCCTCGGCGGCCAGCAGCTCGGCCTCTTTGTCGGCATCGGCGCCAGGCCGGAGCATGCCCCGCTTCTGGGCCAGGTGCGTGACGGTCTCGCGCAGGAGGAGGCCCTTGTCGTAAAGGTTGCCGGCGAGGGTGATCAGGGCATCGTCCACGGGCTTGTCGGTGACCCCTGGCAGTAGATCGATACCGGCGTCACGCTCGGGGAACTCCCCGGTGAACGCGCCCCAGATTTGGAACAGGCTCTCCCATGCGGAGCTTTTGGCCTCGGCCATGGCCGTGATGCTGGCCTGCAGTTGGGCGCTCTCCAGCTCGGCTTGCGTGGCGGTGCGCTCACCACCACCGGAGAACAGGAACGACAGGGTGCTGCGATCGATCAGCTTCTCGATCCCCTCCAGGTGCTGCAAATGCTTGTCCAGGCTGCTGCCGGTTGGCTCGGCGAAGCCCAGATCGCCCGTGCCATCCGGGAACTCCACCACGGAGTTGGGCCCCAGCATCAGCGGCAGCACCTCACCGTTGGGCCCGGTCATCCGGCGGCCCTTCACCACGGCCACCGGCAGGGCGCAGCGATGGAGCAGCTCCTTCAGGTCGGAGTATTCGCGGAACCAATCGAGGGTGAGGTTCGCCAGGCTCAGCAGCGGCAGCCCGCCCTGCCCAAAGCCGCTGCGAGCGGTGGGGCCGTACCAGACCACCGGGGGGCGCTCCAGCGGCTCGCCGCGGGGGCCCCGGAATGTGCCCTTCTGCGGGCGCCCGTCTTCATCGGTGGCCACCTCCAGGTTGAATCGGGCTGTGGCGCCCTTGCCGCTGTCACCCGTGATCTTTAGCAGCCGCCACTGGCCGCCCTGCATCACCCGGTAACGGGGCTCCATCTTGAGGCCGTAGTCCCCGTCTTCAACCTCGTGCCACTCCAAAACCGTGACCGCAATCGGCACGCGGCGGCCCCCAATCTTGGCGAGCCTCCAGTTGAGGACGTTGCGGCGCTCGGCCATGGAGAACGTGGGCCGGCGGCCCTGGGCTCGCTCGGCGGCGCGGCTATCGGCGGCGTCCGGCGGCATGTCGGCCATCAGTAGGCAGCCGCCATCACGGAGCGCAATGGCATCGGTTGATAAACCCCATGCCTTGAGGCTGTTGCCTTCGCCGTCCACGTCCCCCCGAGCGTCCAGGAGACCCCGCTGCACGCCGCGAAGCTCGTAGCGGCTGAGCACCCCAGCGAAGGCGGAGACACCATCACGGAAGAAGGATGGGTAGGAGCTGCGCTGCACGCGGGCCTTGTAGGCCGCCATGGGCTCGCCGGCCTCCTTCAGGAGGTGCCGCTTTTTCGCCTCACCCCGCAGCAAATCCCAGCAGTCAGCAACCAGATCAAGGTCGCCCAGCACCTCGCGCAGGCTGGGGTGATGGAACGAAGGCAGATCGCCCTTGGTCGTCGGATGGCTGATCTGCTGCTGCTGCACCGCTGCCTATGCCTTCTGGGAGCAGTTTTCCCGCTCTGGCTGGGGTCAGGGTTGGGGCGGGTGCAGGGGCAAGCGCTCGTCACCCGGCCCAATGCGGTACTCACACTCGAAAGCGATGATCGGCGGCGGCTCCATCCCTCGCCGGCCACCTGGAGCGGTTCGTCGCAGGCAGTCGTCGCACCCATCGCGCCAGTGCCATTCGCCATCCTCAAGGCTGCCGTCTCCAGGGCAGCGGCGAATGTGTGCCGGGAGGGTGGTCACGGCTGGCCCCCATCACGACAGGCATCGAACAACCCCAACTGCTCCGCCGCCTGCAGGATCTCCCGAGGCTCCGTGACGCGCCTGCGGGCCCCGTCCGTGGCGCCGGCCACGGGCACCATCAGGGACGGCGGCTCCCGCTCCTCGTGAGGCCTCAGGCGTTCCCCGCGGAGGATGCCCTCGGCATGCCGCAGGAACTGCCCATGGGGCATCCGGGCCAACTGCCGCCGGGGCATTATCTCCCAGGCCCGCTCCAGCATCAGCCGATCCGCCCACCGCAGGGCGGCATGGGCCTCGTCGGCGACCCGCAGGGCGTCATTCAACTCGTCGCAGGCCTCGATTTCATCCCATGGGTCGGGTTCGTAGTCGTGGCGGCCCTCGCGCTCAGCCTGATAGCTCTCGTGATCCAGGCTGCGGGTGGCGCCTTGGGCCTCCAGGATCTCCCCAACCTCTGCCGCCTCCAGCCCGGTGGCCTCCACCACGGCCGAGAGGGTGGCGCCATCGGCCACCATGCGCCGCACCACCGGGGCCTTGTCGCGCCAGCGATCGGGGAACTTCACGCCGCTGCTGTGGCCCTTGTCCCGCAGCCACTGGGCCATGGCGCCGCGGATGAAGGGCACCACGCAGGTTGAGAGCTTGTTGCCCGTGGAGGGGTCGTACCGGCGGCAGCCGTTTAGCAGCCCCCGGACCGCGACCATGTGCAGGTCGTCAAACGGCATCTGCGTTCGCCGCGCCAGCCGGTTGGCCATGGCCGTGGCGAGCTTCAGGTTGTCAATGGCCAACTGCTCGGACGTTGCCGTAGGCGGCGGAAAGCTCCCCAGCCGATCCAGATCAGGACACGGGCCGGCCTCGGCGCGATATTCGCTGTTGCTCAGGCGGCCGACCTTTTGGCGGGCCCGAGGTGTGGTAGCCATCACCGGCAAGATAGGCCCGCTTTCGCTGCCATTATCGCCCCATCCGCCACCCCCGTTCTTGGCGCCGCCTGGGGCCTTGGCCGGGTGGTCAGGCGCCATGGCCATAGCTGACGGTGCCAAAGCTGATGGGGCCGGAGCCGGAGAGGAAGATCAGGAGCTGACTCGTGCTGTCCACGATGTCATCGAAGGGTGCCGCGGGGAACTGCACAAGCTGATCCCGGACCTTGTTGCTCCAGGGGGCAGAGCGAGGCAGGAAGACTCTCCCGTTGTTGAACTCCACGCTGGCGGCATTGGCGCGGGATTCCTTGCCGCCCATGTCACCCACTCCGGCGGCCACCACCTCATAGCCGTGGGCGGCCTGCGTGAGGGTCTTGATCACCGCAGCGCCGTTGGCCTTTTTCTCGATCACCAACTGCCCAAACCTGTGCCGTAGGTGCATGGAGCGGATCATGCTCACGGTGGCCGGGAAGTCGAGGCGTTCATCCACCAAGTCCAAGAGCCAGGCACCTTGCGGGCTTTGGCCCCATAGCGTCATCGCCACCATGTCACTGCCGGCGGTGTCGTCAAAAGTGGCATCTACTGACAGGATCTTGCGGATGAAGCCTGCAGGCAGATCGGGATCGCCTGCCTGGCCTGGCCAAGCCGGGCAGCCGTAGAACCGCATCCGATCCAAGAAAAACACCGTGCCCTTGCCAGCGCTCGGGCGCTGCTGGTAGATCGATTCCCAGTCCCGGTCGGGGATGTTGGCCCGCTTGCGCTTGATCCACCGCTCGTTGAAGCGCTCAGGATCCAGCGCCTCCCCCGGCTGCCGGTTATCGGCCTCGCGGGTGACTGTGGCCGGCAAAGGCTTGATGTCGTTGGCCGGCACCGCCTCGATCGGGAGGCTGACCACGTGCCAGCGCTCGCAGTCGTCCTCCAGGCCCTCCTTCTCCAGCTCCAGGTTCTTGCTGAGCAGGTAGCCGATCAGGTCGGCCTCGTGCCAGCGCGTGTGAACCACCACCACGCTGTTGTTGGGCTCCTCACGGGTGGAGAGCACCGAATCCCACCAGTTGTGAACCTGCCGGCGGAACGCGGCGCTCTCGGCCTCTTCGCGGCCCTTGATCGGGTCATCAATGAACAACCAGTGGCCGGGCTTGCCGGTGCCCTTGCCGATGCCTGCGGTCCAGATCGAGCCGATCCCATCGGCCGTGGCCCACTCCTCCTTGCCGGCCTTGCTGGCGCTCAGTACGCCACCGCTGGTGGCGAAGTAATCGCGGGCGGCCTCGCTGAAGCCCACCGCCAGGTCTTGAGACTGGCAGCAGATACCGCCGGAGCGATCGGGGAACCGCCGCAGGCAGTAGCCCGGCAGGAATCGGCTGAAGATCGTGGATTTCCAGTGCCTGGGGGGCAGCTCTACCATCAGGCGCCTCAGGTCGCCATCGGCCACCCGCTGCGCCAGATCAATCAGCCGCAGGGTGTGGCGCGTGAAGGGAAACCGCGGGTAGGCGTCGGCGATGTACTCGCGAAAGCTCTTGGTGTAGGGCTC